ATGGAGAAGCAGGACGACCGCACGGAAAAGCGGTTCGACCGGCTGGAGGCATATCTAGTGCGGATCGAGAGCAAATTGGACGGGAAGGCGGATAAGTAGATGGCAAGCCGTGGACGGCCGACCGCGTATCGAAAAGAGTATGCGGATCAGGCTTACAAGCTGTGCCTGCTGAAAGCCACAGACGAAGAGCTAGCAGATTTCTTCGGCATTACAGTGCAGACGCTGTACAACTGGAAAAAAAGTAACCAGGAATTTTTAGAGTCCATTACGCGGGGGAAAGTCAAGGCAGACGCCGAAGTGGCCGAAAAGTTGCGTGAAAGAGCGCTTGGGTACACACACCCAGAGGCAATAATTTATCAGGGGCAGGTGACCGGCGAGGTATTGAAGCACTACCCGCCGGATACGCAAGCCGCTAGTTTGTGGCTGCGAAACAGGCAGCCCCTTAAGTGGCGCGATAAACAGGATCACGAAATCACCGGCAAGGACGGCGCGCCATTGCAGACGGTAGTCGTGCTCCCGGCGAAGAATGACAGTAAATGAAATCCGGCCGCAGCCAGGGCCGCAAGAAGAATTCCTGAAATGCGACGCCGATGTGGTGTTTTACGGCGGCGCGGCCGGAGGCGGCAAGCCCTACGCGCTACTGCTGAACCCGCTTTACCACATAGGAAACAAGAAATTCGGTGCGGTCACATTCCGCCGCACGACAAAGCAGGTTACGTCGGAGGGCGGACTGTGGGATACCGCCGAAGATTTGTATTCTCAGATCGGCGCTAGTCCGAACCAACAGCAACTGCACTGGACGTTCCAGAGCGGGGCCAAAGTCGGCTTTGCTCACATGGAGCACGAAAAGAACCGATTTGACTGGCAGGGCGCGCAGATACCGCTGATTCAGTTTGACGAGTTGACGCATTTCACGTGGCGTCAATTCAGCTACATGCTTTCGCGAAACCGCTCGGTCTCAGGCGTTCGGGGTCAAATTCGGGCAACGCTCAACCCGGACCCGGACCACTGGGCAAGGCGGTTTATTGATTGGTGGATAGGCAGCGACGGGCGTGCGATACCCAAGCGTTCCGGCGTGGTTCGATATTTCATCGTTCATGGCGATGACATTATCTGGGCAGACTCAGCCGAAGAACTGACGGAAAAATACCCCGGCTCGCTTCCGAAGTCGTTTACGTTCATCAAGTCGAGCCTGACTGACAACAAGATTCTCATGGACTCCGATCCGGGGTACATGGCGAATCTTGAGGCGCTGCCACGTGTAGAGCGCGCGCAGCTAAAAGACGGTAACTGGAACGTCAGGCCATCGGCGGGGATGTATTTTCGCCGGTCCGATTTTGAGATCGTTGATGTTGCCCCGCAATGCGTCAAATGGGTCAGAGGATGGGATCAGGCCGGCACGAAGAAAGAGGCCGGCAACGATCCCGACTGGACGGCTGGCGTGAAGATGGGCAGGACGCAGGACGGTCGGTATGTGATCGCGCACGTTGATCGGTTCCAGGAAAACCCTGCCACTGTAGATAGACGGATCGTGAATACCGCCGAGGCTGACGGAAAAGGTGTTGTCGTGCGCTTGGCGCAAGACCCCGGACAGGCGGGCAAATCACAGAAACGCAGTCAGGTCGCAATGCTATCGGGATTTTCGGTTCGCTCCAAGGCCATTACTGGCGACAAGGAAACGCGCGCAAAACCATTCGCATCGCAAGTTGAGGCCGGGAATGTTCTTTTGGTGAGAGGGAAATGGAATGATGCGTTTCTTGACGAGCTTGAAAACTTTCCCGAGGGCAAAAATGACGATCAGGTTGACGCCGGTTCAGACGCTTTTGATGAGTTGCAGGTTAGAACCGAATCCAAAACATCTGCGGTAGGCGGAATGTACTAATGTCTGTAAACCTGAATCACCCGAAATACGATAAGTACAAGGATGAATGGCGGCTGGTCCGTGACGCCTACGAAGGCGAGCGGCAAGTAAAGGATCGCGGTATCTGGTATTTGCCCAAGCCCAGCGGCTTCAACGCCATGCCGGACGGCGGCAAGGATGCCTATAACGCCTATCGCAAGCGCGCCGTATTTCCTGATATTTTCGCGCCCGCCGTTCGGGGCATCGTTGGAATGATCCATGGGCAGGAATGGAGCATCGAACTACCCGCCGGACTGGAGCCGATGCGCGAACGAGCCGCATCGGATGGGCAGGACTTGCAGACACTAGCCCGTCGCATCACGTCGGAAATCCTGATTTCCGGGCGCGTCGGATTGTTGGCTGATGTTCCCGCCGATGGTGGGGAACCTTACATCTCGGTTTATGACGAGCTTTCGATCATCAACTGGGACGATGATATGTCGCTGTTCGTGCTCGATGAGTCGGACTATATCCGGAACGAATTTCGGTGGGAATGGGATAACCGCTATCGGGCGCTTTCGATTCGCGATGGTATTTACGTGCAACACCTATTTGATGATGCATCGACGCCGGGCCCTGAAATTCAGCCATCGGCCAGAGGCGGCGCTTCACTTGAGCAAATCCCGTTCGTCATCGCCGGGCCGAAAGACCTGACGCCTGAGATTGACAATCCGCCGCTGATGGGCATTGCCCGAGCGGCGCTCGCATATTACCGGCTTGACGCCGATTACCGGCACCAGCTCTACAACAGCGGTCAGGAAACGCTGGTAGTGATCAACGGCGACGCGCCGGATTATGTCGGCTCCGGGGTCGCGATTGAATTGCACGCCGCTGAAGGCGTGACGGCAGACGTGAAATATGTCGGGCCTTCGGGTCGGACGATCAGCGCACACAAGGAAGCGCGGCAAGACGAACTTGCACGAGCTGCTGACGCTGGCGCGCAGCTATTCGCCCAAGACGGCGGTGCAAACGAATCAGGCGACGCGCGAAGGCTTCGCATGTCGTCGGAAACGGCGAAAGTCAAGACCATCGCCAGATCATCGGCGGCAGCACTGGAAAGCGCGCTGAGATCGGCTGCGCTCATTGCGGGCGGAAATCCGGATGATGTGAGCGTCAAACCCCCGGCGAAGATTCTGGAACCGGTGATGGAAGGCCAAGAAGTCGTTCAGTTTGTCAAGGCATGGACCGAGGGCGGCTTCAGCTTCCAGACGCTAATCGAGAATTTGCAGCGCGGTCAGATCATCCCGATGGACCGCGATGCTGAACAGGAAACCCGGTTGATGGACTCGAACGAGTTTAGAGAGACCGATCTTTAGGCGAAATGCCGATGGCGAAACGCCTTTTAATTACTAAGCGAAACGCGAGGTAACCATGCTCAAAAGTACCCTTGAATCACTGGACGGACTTGACGAAAACCTGCACGATTTTTATCAGGAATCTGATGGCGTGTACGTTCTCAAGGTTGATGGAATTCGGGAGCATCCCGACGTGTTGAATCTCCGAAAAGCGTATGACGCTGAAAAGCAAAAACGCAAGGAAGCGGAAGACAAGGCGCGCGAAATTCCGGAAGACTTCGACCTCGAACAGTGGAAGAACGTCAAGTCCGGCAAGGCCAAGGAAGAAGACCTTATCAAACTGCGGAAGGAGCTCGAAGCGGAACGCGACGAGTGGAAAGACAAGGCTCAGTCGCTGGAACAGCAGACCTATCAGCTTACCGTTTCCCGGCAGCTTGACGACGCGCTCGCAAATGCGGGCATCACGAATCCGACGTTCCAGAAAGCCGCCCGAGCGCTGTTGAGCGATGGGGTCACGGTTAAGGACGGGAAAGCCGTCGTCGATACCGACATGGGGCCGATGGAAATTACGGAGCACGTGAAGCGCTGGGCATCTTCTGAAGGTCAGGCATTCATCGAGCAGCCGAAAGGCGGCGGGTCCAAGGGCAACAAGAGCGGTGATCCTCGCGAGACGCGGAAGTTTACTGAAATCCCGTCAGGTGAACTCTCCGAATTGCGAAAGAGCAACCCGGAAGAGTACGACCGCCTGAAAACCGAATATCACGAAACGAGGTAAAAGCTAATGGCTACTGTAAGTCTCACCGACATCATCGATGTCACGGTCTTTAATGACCTGCCGGCTGTGAACGGGCCGGAAAAAACCGCGTTCTACGATTCGGGCGTCGCGATCCGAAATGCTCTACTGGACCAGATTGCAAGCGCATCCAGCAAGGTTGCAGAGCTTCCGTTCTGGAATGACCTGGACGCATCGACCGGGCCGAACCTGTCGAGCGATGATCCCGGTTCATCGGCAACCCCGCAGAAGATCACGCAGGGTGAACAGATCGCGCGCAAGGCATTTTTGAACGAAGGCTGGAGCGAAACCGATCTGGCCGCCGAGCTGGTCATGGGGCTGCGTGCGATGGAACATGTGCGTTCCCGCGTCGATACCTACTGGCGTCGGCAGTGGCAGCGTCGGCTGGTAGCCGCAGTCAACGGCATCATCGCCGACAACGTGGCGAATGATTCCAGCGACATGGTGAACGATATTTCCGCGGCAACGAACGGCGATGTCGGTGCTGCAACCAAGTTCACGCGGGCCGGTTTCACGGGTTCGGCGTTTACGGCTGGCGATCATTTCGATGATTTCTCAGCGTTCGCCGTTCATTCTGTCGTGTACAAGACGATGGTGGATAACGACGACGTGGACTTCATTTCGGATTCGGAAGGCCGCCTGACCATCCCGACTTTCATGGGCCGTCGTCTGATCGTCGATGATGGAATGCCGTTCACCGCTGCCGGTGGCGCAGGCGCATCCGATACCGCGCCGTTTTATACGTCTGTTCTGTTCGGGCCGGGTGCATTCGGCTGGGGCGAGGGCTCGCCAAAAATTCCGACTGAGATCGAGCGCGAAGCTGCGCAAGGTGACGGCGCTGGCGTCGAGACGATGTGGAGCCGCAAGACGTGGCTGTTGCATCCGTTCGGATTCCAGCAGACCGGCGCTCCGTCCGGTACTTCGTTCAGCCTGTCCGAACTGGCGACGGCTGCGGTGTGGGATCGCGTTGTGGATCGGAAGAACATCCCGATGGCGTTTCTCGTAACCAACGGCTAAACCACGCGGGGCCGGGTCATCCCGGCCCCATTTTGGAGTTAATGATGGACTGGACGCCTAAGCAGCACATGGAGCACCAGAAGCTGCTCCAGAAGATGGAACGCGAACGCCGCGCTGTACCCGAGGGCCGGCCCGTTCTGCGCAAGAACCCTGCCGACCCGGCAGAGCGCGGTCCGGACCTGAACCCGGCCAATAGCGCCAATCCCGAAGCGTCGAAAACCCCGAGGCGCAAGAAGCGCAAGAAGAAAGCGAGGACCATGTGATGAGACGATTTGCAGCCGCACGCTCAAGACTGTATCGGGTCTGGCGCATCCAGAAGATCAACCAGGCTAGACGGGCCGCGTAATGCTGACCGTCGAAGACGGCACCAGCGTAACCGGCGCGGATGCGTTTATCAGCCTTGCGGATGCCGAGGCGCTGTATCTGGATCGCAACGGCGAGGCATGGTCCGGGACCGATCCCGAAAAAGAGGCCGCAATCCGAAGGGCTACGGCATTCGTCGATTCACTGGATTTTGTCGGGGAGCCGCTGAACGGCCGGGATCAGGCGCTCGCTTTCCCGCGCAAGAATGCCTTCGACCGGAACGGTCTGGAAATCCCCGAGGACGAGGTGCCGAAAGAGGTTGTAACTGCAACCGGGCTGCTGGCCTTTGCCGAGTCCGCAACGCCGGGCATTCTTACCCCGACCGTGGACCGTGCTGGTGCCGTAAAATCCGAACAGGTTGGCCCGATCCGCGTGGAATTTGCAGGCAATCCCGGAACCGTCTCATTCAATCGTCAGGTGGTGACCGGCGCGATGGACCTGCTCGGGCCGCTGATCCTGGGCGGTAATACGAAGTTCGTCGGACGTGCGTAACCCTATTTGCCTCATGCGCAGCCTGTGGCGCTCGCTGCGGGCGTTCCGGCCTGTCTCCGGCCATTTATTCGAGACCGAGCATCCGACGCCTGAGAATGTCCACGTCTTGCGCTGCCGGACATGTGGCTATCGTTCGGTCGCGTGGGATTGGGAATCGCTGGAGCCGTTCAAGTGAGTTTAGACCCGGTAAAGATCAAGGCGACGGCTGACCGCATGATAGCCAGTGCAGGCAGGCAGGCGGAGCTTGTTTCATTCGATACATCTGGTCCTGACTTCGACCCTGTGGTAACTGAAACCACCAAATCCATAACGCTGTATGACATGAAATATAGCCTGACCAATCGAAACAATTCGCTCGTGCAATCCGGCGATAAGTTGTTTCTCGTGCAGGCTGACGCAACCCCTGCCCTTGAAGACAAGATCAGGGTTGACGGTGTGGACTACGCAATGGTCGATATTCAGCCGACATTCCTGAACGCGTCCATTATGTTGTACGAGGTACAAGCGAGGGCCTGATGGTTAGCCGCAACCGGATAATCGATCAACTGGACGCGCTTGAGCCTGAATTGGCGCGGGCGTTCCGCGAAGCAGTGAATCAGATTCGGGACCGTGCCCAGCTTCGACGCTTGGCCGATGCGCTCGAAGCTGGCAATATCGACGCGGCGATCCGAGAGGCGGGCGTCGGTTCTTCGGCGGTATGGGTGGCCCTAACCGAAGCAACCCGCCGGGCATTTATTCAGGGCGGCCAGTCATTCGCGGCCACGGCTCCGGCATCGGTGGCGTTCGCATTCGACGTGAACAATCCACGTGCCGAACGGTGGCTGCGGGAAAATTCAAGCCGGCTCGTCACAAGGATTAGCGACGATCAGCGCGAATCAATCCGCATCGCGCTCCGTGCCGGGGCAGAGAGAGGCGCTAACCCGCGCATCACGGCGCTGGACATCGTGGGGCGGCTGAACCGCAGGGCCGGGCGCAGAGACGGCGGTATCGTCGGCCTCACGTCGTCGCAGGCGCGTGCTGTGGAGGCCGCGAGGGACGAACTGCGGAATCCCGAGGCGATGGCGAACTATTTTAACCGCAAGCGCCGGGACCGCAGGTTCGATTCGATTGTTCGCCGGGCGATGGAAGAAGGCAAGCCGGTGGCCGCTGCCGACATTCGCCGGATCACGGGCAGGTACTCGGATCGGCTGCTGGAGCTTCGCGGCCAGGCCATCGCTCGGACTGAGACGCTAAACGCCTTTAACGGCGGGCGGCAGGAAAGCCTACAGCAGGCCGTGGATGAAGGCTTAATCCGGCCCGACAACATTCAGCGCGTATGGGTGGACGCCAGCGACGGACGGGTCAGGGACCAACACGCGGCGGCGGACGGGCAGGTGGTCGGGATGGACGAGCCGTTCATTGTCGGAGGCGAGCGGCTGATGTACCCCGGCGACCCGAGGACGGCCAGCGCCGGAAATGTTATTCAGTGCCGATGCATCGCTCGCGAGAATGTGGACTGGATCGCAGAGGAAGCCGCATGAGCTTCGACGATCAGATCAAGCGCCTGAATGCCAAGTACAAGAAGCGGATGAGGGCAACGGCCCGGACCGCCGTCCAGGATTTGCGAAACGAAATCATCGCGACGCGGGGCGAAGGTGGACGGCTGCGGATCGACACCGGATTCCTTCGGGCATCCTTCGGCTGGAACGTCGGCAGCCTTCCGAGCGGCCCGACCGACAACGATGGCCGGCAGAATTTCGGCAGCGATGAAACGCTGACCGGCGTGCCGCTTGCCGTGGCGCTCGCCCGCTGGGATTTCAATCAGCCGCTGTTCGGCGGGTTCACCGCGAACTATGCCCGCATCCGAGAGGCCAAGGACGGCTTCGTCCGGGGCGGCACAGAGAAATGGGACCG